AATACGTCTCCCGCTCTATTTTGAAATGTACGAGGCACATTCCCAGTTGCATTGGGGTTGGATGTGCAAGAATTTAACAGGCCGCTGGTTGGTGTGCCCAAAGCTGGAGTGGTAAGCGTTGGAGACACTTGCATTACAAATGTGCTACCAGTGCCAGTTTGTGAAGCCACTGAAGTAGCGTTGCCAACGCTAGTAATAGGACCGGTTAAATTGGCATTAGTACTAACCGTAGCAGCATTACCAGAAATATTGGTTTGATCGCCGGTGTTTGTGCCACTAAGTAATAAACCAGAGTCTTTAATTAATTTTCCGGTTGTTCCGTTAAAGAATACAACTCTGTTATCAACGGAAGAGGCGGGTCCAGACACATCTCCACTGCCACTAGTGGGTGTGGCCCAAGTTCCATCTCCACGCCAAAATGTTGATCCACTAGCGGATGTTCCCGAGTTTAAGTTTGTTACAGGTAAATTGCCTGTAACCTGAGAAGCTAAACTAACCCCACTAAGTGTTCCTCCCAGCGTTAAGCTTCCAGTAGAAGTAACCGTTCCAGTAAGTGAAATTCCATTAACTGTTCCAGTACCGGAAACACTTGTTACGGTTCCACCACCAGTAGGAGTAGTCCAAGTTCCATCTGCCCTAAGAAAATTGCTTGTTCCACCACCAGATGCTGGAGCAAGTCCTTTTAGCGTAGAACTAAAAGCATTAAGGAGTGCAGTAGCTTGAGTGGATGTTAAGTCCTCTGGAGAGCCAGTTCCTGCGGTTGTACGACCCTTAAATGTTGATGTCGCTACATCTGCTAGTTTTGCATTGCTTACAACACCAGATGCAATAGTTGTTGCGTTTCCAACGCTAGTAACATTTCCAGTTAAATTTGCATTAGTGGTTACAGTTGCAGCATTCCCCGTAGTATTTTGATTAAGCGTTGGTACGTCAGCAGCCACTAATACCCTAAATGTTGGTGTACCAGCCGTTCCGTTTGGAGCAGCCAAAATGCTATTGGCTGATTGACTAGCAAAATTAGATGGTGTAACCGATAGTGTTCCGCCAAGAGTTAAACTTCCAGAAGTCGTTACCGTTCCACTTAAACTTAATCCACTAACTGTTCCTGTTCCAGAAACACTAGTTACGGTTCCACTTCCACCACCACCAGAATATTGCGGGATATTAAGCGTGTTGCTTGTGAATGTTGCAGGCCCAGATGTTCCCGTAGTTGTAAGGGTAATTGGAGCCTGATAATCCGTGCCAGCAGAAGCCGCGCTTAAAGCGGTTCCATTGCCCTTTACAATGCCTGTAACGGTTGTTGAAAGCGTAATGGCTGGAGTTGTTGTTGCACTAGCAACCGCGCCATTAAGACCATTTGCGGAAACTACTGAAACGCTAGTTACGGTTCCAGAGCCACCACCACCACCAGTAGAGTTAATGGTGATTCCATTAGACCCACGGCTAATAGTGACGTTGGTTCCAGCGACAAGATTAACCTTGGCATCATCAACCATCTTATTGAGACGCAAAGCCGTATCCTTCTCCGAGGCCCAATCTGCCTTAGAATCGCTAAACGTATAACCTTTAGTGATGTCTGACATTATTCAGAAGAGATGTTACCGCCATTTTGAAGCGCACCCGAAATCTTAATAGACCGGATTTTTGGCCTTCCAAAACTAGGCGTAACGGTTAGTTGAGCACCATAGCCGCGTTTGTTGCCAAGTCGTCCACGAAGCGAAAGGTCTTCGCCGGAATCTAAATTGCTTCCGTAAATCTGTGAAATAGAACCCAAGGTAACAGTGGAATCTGGGTTTTCAATTTCAAGAGACAAACTAGCATTAGACTGCACATTGGTGGCACTTTCAACGTGAAGCTCATAGCTATTAAACCTCTTACGATCCATTGTCGAATAGGTGTATTGGCGAGTAGTTAGAATAGAATTTATATTCTGATAGGCTGGAGATGTACCAATCCCTAGACAAAGATAGTCCTGATAGTCGTTTTGGTTAGTATTAACAGCCTCATCAATCATGTGGATTCCACCTTCTTTGCTGATGACGTGCAAGCGATTACTCGCGCCAGCTCCAGATCGAACAAATCCAATAATATTCCAATTATTGCTGTTAATTACGTCCAAAGACTCCCAGCCCTTATTTAAAAAATTGTAGACAAGAACGGCATTATTAACCGTTGAACTATCAAGCGGAATGGCTAGGTAGTAGCGATTGTCATGATAGACCGCAACGCAATTGGCAGCATAAGATTTGTTTATGCGTGCCATTATTGGATTGATTGCCTCAGACAACGGAACCGTAGCTCCACGCAAGTTGTAGAGTTCTTCAAATGAAGCGGCATAAACACCATTATCCGATAGGAAGTAAATCTGATTGCCAACCTGAACAACAGATTTGCGGGCTACTGCTCCAACCTCACGGGTTATTTCCTGCACGGAACTATTCCCTAAATCTGCTCCTACGCCACGAATTAGGTGAATGGAATTACGGGCAAACACTACAATAGAATCCTCCGAGAATGGCTGCAACGCAACAACGTAGTCAGCTCCACCCGATGCAATTGTAAATTGACCCTGAATCTGGTCATAGGTTTGCTCGTCAAGGATGTCTGATGCAATAAGTTCGTCCTTGGTATTGCGGGACGTTATGATTGGACTACCGGAAGTTCCGGTCATTGTGTAGTTAAACGGCATCCACAACCTACGCTGATGGTAGATGGCCCACGGAGGGGCTGGCATATGAGTATAGCCAAGACTAATGGACTGACGTTTGCCAACTGAAATTGTTGCTCCAGCGATGTCTGGGGCATCTGCCTTGAACAAGAATGTGGTTGATGTGATTTCGTAAATACGGTATTCCGTAATTGGGTTGAGTCCCGTATCTCCACTGCTGCTCACCGTTACCAAATCACCCAGTTCGATAAGGTGTCCAGATTCCGTTACGGTGACAATGCCATTGGCAATGGTCGTGTTTGTAGCTGTGTCGTAAACCAATGGCTGCGTGTAAGCCCCGCGATTAACTAACTCAAATGAGTTATTGATTGTAGCCGAAGAAACACCCCATCCAGATTCATTGCTTCCGCTGTTTGTGTAGTGGATTTGGGTTGGCGTAACATCAAGTACGGTAAACGTACCGTTTGGATTTGTTCCAGTATATCCAGTTATTCCAGAAACAACAATGGTGTCGTTTTTTACTATGTGATGATGGCTAGCCACTGTAATGCGAGCCTGATTTCCTTGGCGAATAGCAGAAACGATTGTTGGGATGAATCCATGCCACTCAAAAGCCACCTGACCATCGCGGAATATTAGAAGATTTTCAAATGCTTGAAGCACCGTGCAACTAGAGTCAACCGTATAGCCAGTTGGATAGTTAATGGTTGTCGCAACCAGCGTTGACGTGTTTACCAGTTTAGCCGAGCTATTTGTCGCCAAAACGACATACTCGGTTGATTGGCTTACGGGATCGGAATACAGTGCTGTGCCGTAAATTGCATTAACCGCGCCATCATTTAGATTAAACGGAAGGCTAATTGGCAGAACTGGCGCACTACCGCCAGAACTAAGGGTCGCAAAGACGTTGCGATAGCCCTTGCGGGTTTGCCACGATCCATCCAAATCCATCCGCCCATTTTGGCTTACGGCAACTTCACCCGCTTTAAGCTGGTCGGGACGAAGACGTTGATTGAGACTGGCAAAAGCCGTGTCTCCATCGTCAATTAGCTGACTATCAAGCCGACCGAATGAGGCATATCTTGGCATTGCGTCATTCTACCACCCTTAGCGAACAGTTTTGCGTGCGTAATGAACACCTTTAATGGTGCCCTTGTTCTCTGCCGCGTAAAAGACTTGTTTGGCCTTCTTTGGACCATACTCAGACTTCATGGCGGCAAAGATTGCCTTACCCTTTTTAGTGAGTGGCATTAACTGCAAGATTTGCGGTTGGTGCAGCCATTGCCAGCCATCTTACCGCCCTTGCCATATTCCATCATACGATCGCGCTTACTCTCCGTGCGTTCGTGCTTCATCATTTGCTTCTTGGACTTGTACTTCTCGTTAGGTTTGCTCATGGTTTAATTTTAACATCCCCATGCGCGCCTGCTCCAATAGTTGGCAGACAGTTTATTGGCAGTCCCCTTGATGCCACCAGATCGGGCGCAATAGGATGCCTTACGGGCAGGAGAAGACTTCTTAATGGTCATATTGGCATCACCAAAACGAACTACCTTAGACTTGCCATCCTGACAAGCGCGCACGACAGACTTCTTGCCGCCTTGGACATCTCGGCGGGGCTTGTTGCATGGCAAATCGCGAGGGTTCATTTATTGCGTTTCTTCATTTTGACGCATCCGTTGGAACCAACACGACGATAGCCATCCCAGCAAGCCTTTCCGCCAGTACCTTGGTCTTTGCCAGCCTTATTGACGTTCTTGTGTTTCATGGATTAGATGATTTATTACGACTTCTGCGCCTTGAGATAATTGAGTAGACGCCAGCGGTAATGGCCAGAAGTGAGGCAATGATTCGCAATGCCCAATCTAGCTGTTCCTGCCAAGCGGCAATGGAAGATGATGCGCTAACTACGGCAAGGATGTCGCTAAAAGCATTTCTGGAATAGTTCATTTTACATTCCTAATTGCCATTTTGTATTCCGTCCTCACTCCGAACCAATATCCCACGGAAATAGAGAACATCCCGAATGTAGATGTAATAATGAAGTTCATTAGTTCTGGCTGTTCATTGCGATAGCAAACCGATAGCACAGTGGAGCTAACCCAAAGAGCCAAGGTGAGGCCGGGACGAAACAACGAAATGATGTCCGTTACAATGCTAGAACTTGGACGAAGAGCAGCCTGAGCATCAATAGCCTTTCCAAATAGAACTCCATTCGTTTCTTCCGTTGTCTGGCGTAGATTGATGTCGGCTTTTTGTAGGTCAATTTGAGACACAACTTTAAGCTCCTCCATCTTCATCGCGTGACCATCCTTCGCCTCTTTCATGGAGAGCCATTTCTGGAAAATGGCCCCCCCGAGTCCCAAGACGCCACCTAACGGACCAGCCAGTAATGTTGAAAGGTCCATAAGTGATCGTATTTTATGCTTTATTGCCCGATTATGGGGTTAATGACTATTGCGCTATCTATTAGAAGGCCCATTAAACACCCATTCCTTGCGTTTTAAGACACCTTATCCGCGAACTCGACCACTTTGTCGTCTTTTGGTTCTTTTGGCTGAATTTCGGCTAGAATCTGTTCCGCGCACTTCTTGAGCAAATCATGCTCATCAGCAGTTAGGCCAGCACGACGGCTGGCGTTATAGAGGTTGTTTAGAGCTTGAATGATAGGCATCGAAGAAATGATTTCTTTCGGATTGAATAAGTCAAGATTGTTTACGTCCAATAATCCTACTTCTTGTTAAACATCTCAAATAGAGCCTTCACCTTCTCCTCAAGCACCGCTACGCGCAAATCGAGCTTAGAGAGCACTATGATGAGCGTAATCATGCCGAGGAAAATCGGCCATCCTTTAATAAGAATATCTAAAGCGTCCATGTTTAAGGCTTCCAGACATACACCTTAGAAACAATGCCAACAAAGTTGTCGGAAGTGACACGCACCCTGTTTTCGTATTCTTTATTGCCAAGGCCAGTCATAATCCAACCAGATGCGTCAAGAAGTGCAGCTTGATGCATCGTATTTGATCCTTTGACGTAGTTGATGGAATAGATGACAAGCGCACCGGGGGTGATGTCCTTGTAGGTTAGGTTGGTATTGACTACCGCATAGGCCGCAATGGTCTTTAGCGGGTCAGCCCCATTTTGGGTACTAGGAATGTAGGGAGCCATTGAACCAGTCCCAAGAACACCAACGGCCAAAGCTCCGGCCATTTCCTGTGCTTCCGCTTGAGAATTAACAACAATTCTCGGCGGAAGTCCATTTACCAGCACACGCTCACTGCGTAAGGCAAGCGCAAGGATTACCACCAATCCAAGCGCAAGCAGCCCAAGAAGCAATGAGCGTTGCAGCGTCACTTAGTTATTCGGTCGGAAGCTCAAACCCCGCGTTCACGGCGAGCACGGCGGCAAACGTCGCGTCGTCCGTCCACTCCGCGCATTGCTCTGCCGTCGCAGGCACAAGGCCCACGGGCATGATCTCCACGCCCTCCGCGTCGAGGAGATGGCAGTCGGCAACGGCGGTGACGCCTGTGTAGTTGATGT